CTGCTCAGAAGAGGGCTACGGCTATTTACAATGAGATTCTCAACCCTAATATGGAGTTTTAAATGCAACCAGTAGAATACGAAGATGGATGGGTCAAGGCTACTCCAAGGCAGTTGGAGTTGCAGAAGCCTATTGTCAAAGCCTTTTTAAATAGGCAGTATAACAATACTATAAATCACGGCTCAGTTATTACTGGGGCTGAAAAAAAGACGCAGAGGACAAGATGAAAAGATACTGGTTGTTTGCATGCGCTCACTACTATCCAAATGGTGGTCTGTCTGATTTGAAAGGAACTTTTGACAAGTGGGAGGATTGCCTTTTTTATATTGATAAAAATTACTATAAATGCTACAGAGAGGTGGATGAATTTGATGAGTATATTGGGGAAAGGAAAGATTACTCTTTTAATATATTTGACTCAAAAACTGAAAGTTATTACAGTATAGAAGACGAAGAAATAGAAACTAAATGTGTTTGGAATAGTAGTAAAAATGGTTTTTTCTATATCAAAGGAGATAGTAATGAGCTTTAAAACTAATTGCGGAACGTGTGGAGAAGTGATAATGTTATTGAAAGACTCCACCGAGGGACAACAAGTCTTTCATGGTGGCGAATGTTATCGCAAATTCAAAGAAGAGAAAGATATGAAGTACACCGAAATAGAATCAAGAGAGATTGAAAAACTAACCAAACTAACTGCACCCGATGAAATGAATTGCGAGAAATGTGATTATAAAATCCAACGTGGTGGAACTGTTTGGCGTTTCGTTGACAAGAACGTAAAGCCGTTTGATATCTCTTTTGTATGCTGTAACTGCTCTAAATTAACGTAAGGAAATAAGAAATGAAAACATATATATCAGCATTTATAATAAGTATACTATCGGGGATTCAATTCTCGATGGGTCACGATATCAGCGGAAGTATTTTAATTGTAGCGATCATTTTAAATTGCGCATACATTGATTTTATAACTAGGTTAGATAATGAATAAAAAACAATTAATAAGACATGAGTTCGATATACTAAAACAGGGTGGTTGCTCTAAACAGGGAGCAATCGAGATTCTTGCTGAGCGTCACAATGTTGGGTATGAGACTTGTTCAAGGTATTTGAGAAAGGATAACAGAAAGGAAAATAGAATGAAAAAGAAGAATATGAAAATAGGTAAGAGACTTCTGTATATTCCCGATACTCAAATAAAAGTAGATGGTACAACTGAACACATCAAAGCAGTTGCGAGATACGCAGTTGAGAAACAACCCGATTATATTGTCCTTGCAGGTGATTGGCATGATATGCCTAGTTTATCCGTATTCAATACCAAGAGAGGTTCAGAAGGTCTTAGAGTATATGATGACATCAGAGCAGGTAACGATGCTTTAGATGAGTTTATGGACATTATAAATCAAATCCCTAAGCGTTCTCGTCCCGAAATACATATATCACTAGGGAATCACTCATGCAAAGTTCGCATTGAACGTTACTTAAACAGTCACCCCGAATTAGAAGGTATGCTTGAAGATATAGGAACTGCTCATTTTCATAAACATGGAATTGTTGTTCATGACTTTTTAGAGATTGCTAAGATTGAAGGTATTGCTTTCTCTCATTACTTCGCTAATCCTCATTCATTAAAAGGTGGGCCAGTTGGGGGCACTATTGATAATATGTTAAAGAATGTTGGCATGAGCTTTGTGATGGGTCATCAGCAAACATACAAGTCAGCTAAACATTACTTAGGTGATGGTACTTGTAGAATTGGTATTGTAGCAGGTGCTTTTTATCCTCATGATGAAGATTACATGAGTGTTCAATCTAATCGACATTGGCGAGGCTGTGTAATGCTCAACGAACTTGATGGTAAAGGCGGTGCAGATATTTGTGAAGTTAGTTTACAATACTTGATGAATAATTATATGGAGTAGGTTATGAAATTTGAAGACTTCACAACTCGATTAATGTATCTAATTGCATTTTTCGCATTGGCAATTATCTTTACTATAATAAGATGGCTTGTAATTAACCATTAAAGCAATACGAGCTTAAAAACGTATAGGACTCTCATTAATTGGGAGTCTTTTTTTTTGTCCAGTTTCTTCATAAATAAACAAGACATTCATTTATGGAGTGTATTCAATATCATGAATATGCTTCATATTTGAATTATATAAAATGTACTATAAAAAGTCTAAAGTAAGACAAAACATACTCACATGTTTCTAAGTGAGTACATCTTGTCTTTAATACCCCACATAAGCGGTATTATGTAGTGAATTGTTCCATAATATACCATAAAAGCGTTATTATATGGTTGATTATGTAACCTCTAAGAAGTTGCCTGTTGCTTCTTAATTAAATCCTTCTTCTCATGTGAGTAGAAAAACCAACCTACACCCATTGAAATCATTGCAATTATACCCCAATTACCAATGGTATCATAAAAAGCATTTATACCAATTCCCGATAAGAAGCAGACAATACCAAACTTAGTATCAGCGGGGTCTTGTGTAAAGAATCTACCAATCAGCAGGATAATAGCACCGAGAACAACAGGGGTTAATCTGTAAATCAAATCTACCCAAATTAACTTTTTGTCCTCTTCAAGTGCTTTCTCCGCTTTAGCTTTTGCTTCCAGTATTTTCTTGACTCTTCGTTCAATCTCCTTCGTTTGATTTCTGATATTTTCTGTCTCTTTGTAAACATTAGGAAGAGAGCCAACGTCATTGTTTTTAATAGCCAAAGAAACAGTGTTATCAATACTAACAGCACTATTGTTAATGGAAGCCACCTGCCCTGTGACTCCCACGCCTGCATCAAAGCTGATTTGCTCACAACTAGATGTCAATAACAGTGTAATTGTCGCCAATAAGAACATCTGAAACCCACATTTGTGGGGTCTTATCAAGCCAAGCTTCATCATATTCACCTTCATTATTTTTAGGTATTCTTTCAAGTATTGCCTCATTATCGGGATAAGTATCCATGTAATACTGATACGTGTACGGGTGAAAAACATACTCATCAATATGCTTGAGTAGCCATTTACCATCTTGTTCAAATTCAGTATCAAGGGCGAATGTACCACCCTCTAGCCTGCTACTTGCGTAAACTCCTTTGCTTTCCTCGTCCCAATGATTAGCGAATAAAACTGCCGTCATTGGCGCTCCTGCATTGAAGATTGCAAGCTTTAAATCAATAGCGGGTTGTTGTTCGTCTAGTTGTAGGTATTTCATTATCTCTCCTGTATTCTAAAGAAGCTGTCGTTTTCCATAGTAACATCATTGTTACCACTGTCATTTCTGACTTGTAGCTGAATATAATCATTTTGATCTAAAATACCGCCAAAAATCATAGTGAAGAACGCAACATCTCGACCACCTACAAGTGAGTTTACCTGTCTCTTTCTTATAGTGTAATCAAGCGGTGTAAAGGCACTAGATGAATCATCCCACTTATTAAAACGAACTGATAACTCATTATTAGGATTGGAATCCAAAATTAAGTCAGCGGTAAACTCGAACTCTCTTGGTGAATTGCCTGTGTGGGTCAATTTACCATCAGCAGAAGCTGTAAAGTGTTCTAAACCTGTACCAGTAAAGATACCCTCTAAGGTGTACCATGTAGAACCTGCGCCAATTACTGTCAGCTCTTCACTAGTTACAGTAATTGTTCCGCCTACGTATGTATTCGGTAATCCGTTGTTACCTTTCCAATATGAACATAAATCTGCTTTGCTCATATTTGGAGTTAAGTTTGAATCATCAGCATTATAGCCACCATCCCTTGTTATCTCACAACCCTTTAGCTGTACTGTGCTAGGGTTTGGAAATTCTGCTGGTGCAAAATCAAATAGTGGTGCAAGTGTGGGGAGGTCACAGTTTATATCTGTTAAGAATCGGGAGTTCATTTGGAACAAAGTACCACTCTTAAACAATGGCTCTGTCATCGTTCCCGCTAAACTTCTAACAATACTTGTAGTGATTCGGAAGCCACCTCTCCAAAGTCCATGGATTGTCAAAGATGGCGAACCACCAAAGCGACCTGTTCCATTTTCTAAGCCTTGGCGATAATCATACAAATCACCTAATGAAGTGCAATCATTGTAATTAACTCTATTAAGTTCATGAGCGTTAAAGCCAGTTGCATCATAAAGCTCATAAACTTTCGATCCTGCACCCGTAACGGATATTTTAATATCAGTCATTAATACATTACCACTACCAATGGCGATAGATTCC